AAACAGGTGATGTGCCGCCAACCGAGGTAACTGTTCCCACGCTTGCTGAGCCGCCCAACGATGTGGCAACGCCATTTATTGTGATTGAGGAGTTAGTTAAGGCGCTATTTGGTATTGATGTTAAGCCCGAGCCTGACCCCGAAAATGACGTAGCCGTAATTGTTGTGCCTGTAATGGCTTTGGGCGTAATCCCGCCAATTACCAAGTTATCCAATGTGCCTGTATTGGTAGGCGCTATCTCAACCGATCCTGCCCCTGTGGGCTTCATGTGGACGTGGCCTGTCCCTGTGGGGCTTATATCGACTTGGGCATTTGAGCCGTTAATGTTGGTTGAGACATTTAGCGTCAAGTTATCGCCACCGCCTGCACCCATGCTTAACTGGGTTGTACCTGATGCGTTTTTTAGGGATAACCCTGCCGAGTTTGTGGCTTGAACTGTTGGGGTAGATAGGCTTGTAAGGGTAGCCGTTCCACCTGTAATCGTTACCGAATTGGCGTTTTGGGTAGACATTGTTCCCAAGCCACTAATGTCAGTATTGCTTAACGTGACTTCGCCAACCTTGCCAGCCACCGAAATAACTGTTTTACCAGCAGGCAAGGTAACAAACACATCTTTTGTGCCTGCCGTCAATAAAAGCTTAGACCCGCCGTTAGATGAGCTTAAAACAGTGTCGCGGCTTAACGTATTGGAAAGATATGTCCCAATCCCTACCTCCCATTCGGTAGTGCCTTGGATCGTGTAATAAGTTGTGTTGTTGTTGCCAACCGCTGTAAATGCTTGAAACCCAGCCACCGCGCCATCAAGAGATAACGTGCCTGTTCCTGTCGTGGTGGTGGTTTCCCTAACCCTGTCCGCTATGACAAAGCTCATACCGCAATCTCAACACCCGCCGCCCGACCATCAGGCCCACGAATAATGCGCTTGGGTGCGCTGATCGCCTGCATTACGCCGGTAATCTGTCCAAGGGTTTGACCATGCATATCAGCAAGGCGGTTAATTGCTTCGCTCATGCCGTCACCCAAAGTAGCGTCAAGTTCTTCAGATGCCGCCATTTGTGCGCTTAAGGCCGCTTGATCGAGGCCAGCTTTTGCACCAATTTGAGCCACAAGGACTTTAGTTGCTGCATCAAGCTCTGCTTTCCATCGTTCATATTCTTCCTTTCCAGCCATTTCTCGGGCTTTTATCTGCATCTCGTTATTTTGTTTAGCCGCTTCAAACTCGGCTTTCATCTGCTGCAGCTGCATCTCTGCTTGCACCTTGGCTTGTTGCATCTGCATATCTAGTTGGGCTTTGACTTGCGTCATCTGTGCGTCAGCCTGCATTTTCATTTGCTCTGTCTGTGCCTGTGCTTGCATCCGCATCTGTTCAGCTTGCTGGTCAGCCTGTAGCTTCATCATCTCGGGATTCTGCTGTGGCTGCTGTGCCGCTTGCGCCGCCTTATCAGTCAAGGCTTTCATGGCTTGCTCAATCGCGCCCTCCATCCCTCGACCCGCCCTAAATCTGCGAACAAGGAATAAAAGCATTTCTGACATCATGGGCAACAACTCAGGTACGCCCTGCATGATAGGCAATGAGCTTTGCAGGAATGAGCCAATGGTCTCCACCGCTTCAGCCGCCGCTTGCTTTTCTGCCTGCTCATCAATCTGAGCCAAACTGTCAGCCTCGACTTGGATGTGGAAGTCCCTGATCGTGCTGTTGGACAGCATTTGGATCGCTGCTTGCAACAATTGAGGATTTTGACCGTCTTGCGTATTCATTACGCCCGACATCTCAACAATCAAATCAGGTGGGTAAAACTTACAAATAATCTGCGCTTTAAGCCTAAACACATCTGTAGCAAACCGAGCCACATCGCCTTGGGCGCTACGCAAACGCAAGCTACCAAAGTTTGCCTTGAGCTGTTGAGCACCTAGCGTTTCTTGAGCTTTGGACGATCCACGCAGAATGTCCGATATGCCCATGATCTCGTAGATCGACTGCTTAACCTGTTCCCGAGCCGCATACAACTCTCGCAGGGTAATGATGATCTGCGAAGTATCCATCATGTCAATAGCGCCTTTTAAGCCGCCTTTTTCTGACATTGCCGCCCAACCGGTCACAGGGAATAGCTTGTTATCTACGCCCTCGCTAAACATCCGCGCCAGCTCTTTAAACTCAGCGTTAAAGACACCAACCGCCTTACAAGCCTTGGTCAGCAAGTAAATGCGTTGTGTTAAGTTGTCTAGCTCTTGCGCCTGATCCTCGTATTCGCAGTAATCAGGAATTGGAATCATTGTCCCTGTGGTGGTGGTCGCCAACAAGGGTTTAGGGCAAGGGAAGAATTCTTCTAACTCTAAGGGGTCATCCCTCTCATCTAGCGCCTGTGGATAACCTTTGGCAATCCAGCAAACCTTACCGCTACGCTTATTCCAAATCTCATAGACCTTGGCTTTTTTGTCATAGGTCATCTTGGCGGTCAAGGGATTCTTGCCGTCCATGTCGGTGTTTGAGCTAGTCAGGCTGACGTTTTTAAATACGTCTCCAAAGCGCTCAACGCCCTCGTCCTTGGTCATGTAGACCGCCCGAGCTACCCACCAAACCTCATCCCATGTGCGGGCTGGTGAATGTAGAAAGTCAGCCCAATAAACGTAATCAATGGGGCTGTGGGCAGAATCAATACGCTCTTTTGGCTCTTCTACTGTGTCATAAACTTGAGCCTCTTCCTGCTCTAGTCCCTCAACCTCGGGTCGGTCGTTGACAATGATTGGCTCATAGCGAATCCATGCCGTACCGCGACCAGGCAACAGTCTGTCCTCCACCACCCCACGCATTGCATTATCAAAGTCAGCAAATTGGGTGGTCTCATACTCCATCACCCTTTCAAGCATTGTTGAGGCAAGGCGACCGACAGGGTCTTGGTCAGAAAATCGGCGTGAAACCTCGGGCTTGGCTTGGCGACCGTATAAGGCAGGAAACAGGACTTGGATGTTTGACCACAGGATGTTGAACTTCATCCTTGGCATTTCTATTGCATCGCGTTCATCCCGATAGCGCTTGACAACCTTTTGACCGCGCTTTTCCCATTTGTCAAATGACTTTTGGGCGGTCTCTATTTGATCTTGCCAATAAGGGCCAGCATCTTCGCCCTCATATGCGCCTGTTTCTTCGTACATGATCAGTTACCTGAGGCAAAGAAGAATGTCACATCAAGCACATTGCCCTCGGTGAAATATAGGCTTGACCCAATGTTGGCGGGGAATCGGTGAAACCCAATGGCAGGGGTAATTGTCCCTGAGACAACCGTGCCACTTGCGCCGCCATCGGTTAGCACCATTGTGCCTGCGGTGGTGTTATTGACGTAGAAACCAATCAACTGGCATGGGCCTGTTGTGACTGCACCTGATGCTGTCATGTTTTTATATGCACCGACTTCTGCTACTGGCTGGCTCATATTCGCTCCTCTTTATGTTGCATCTCATAATCCCACAGCTCATCAAGAGTGATGGTTTGCAGGGTCTTGCCCTTGGGCGGTGTCAAATCTTTTGCTTCTTGTCTATAAGCTACTGCAAGCATTCTAAACGCATCTGCGGGGTGTGAGCACCAGTCATGGCGCGGTGTTTGACGAAAAGTTTTCTTATCTTCATCATATTCCCGCTGATATTGCCTTAACGCTTCAAGCCCCTCATCGCAGATTGTGTCAAACCAGCATATCGGCAGAATCATCCGCACCGCTTGTATGCCGTCTTGTATACCAATCTCAGGCACGATGGCTAACTTACTCAAGCCCCCAAGGTGCGATGCCAACTGCTCGACAATAGACTTACCCCCTGAGGCCAGCGTCTTAGCCCTTGCGTCATGCGGTAGGTAATGCTTGGTATATCGATAACCCTTAGAGTTAACAACGTTTGCAATTTCCTCAATGCTTGCGCCGCTGACCGCGTAATAATCCATTACCCTGATCTCGCCCCTGACAACCTGAAACCACCAAATGGCTGTGTCATCCCTATATCCCAAGTCCCACGCGGTGTAAACAGGCGACTCAGGCTCAAATGGCAGCTCACATATCCTGCCTGCGTCTTGGGCTTGGCGCATTTCTTGACCATAAAACGCCCCAAGAATGGCGGCATCAAAGCTGCACTCATACTCTTGGTCGTACTGGTCTTGGCTTAACTGAGACCGAGCCGCCTCTAATTCTGAGTCGGGCAAAAGCTTAGATATTGATGCCGGTAGCCTTAACAGAAACCAATCAGGCACTACTTGGCTAACCTTGTAGATGTCGTGAAACTGATTTTTGCCCTTAGGCGTACCACCAAACACCGCCCAACCTAGCCGGTCTGACAATGTGGGTCGAATGACGTTACCCCAAACGCTAGGCTTGAAGTCACCGTATTCGTCAAGGTAAACGCCGTTAAAGCCCAGCCCCCGCATGGCATCAGCGTTATCTGAGCCAAACAGCATAATCTTTGCACCGTTCAGCAGCTCTACCGACAAATCGGATTCATTGATGGTCTTTGTGATTGGTGCGGCGTAATATTTGAGGTAATCCCACGCCACCCGCTTGGCTTGGCTTCTAAATGGGGCAATGTAGGCATATTGGGCTGATCTGTTGCCCTCGGTGATACCGCGCTTTATCAGGTCGTTGATTGCCGCTACGGTCTTTCCAGCTCTACGGTGTGCTACTAAGCAAGACCAGCGCTCGGTGCGCTCATGGAATGGCATAAAAGCCGCCCTTGGGGAATAGGGCAGTATTACTTCACGCCGCCCCATGTCACCACCATTTCTACCGGCCCATCGTCTTTGCCAGTAATCTCAGTCCTTGCCAATTTGGGTACATGGTATTCAACTACCGATTGGAATAGCTCAAAGGCTTTGGCAGGGTTGGGTTTAATGTCGTGGTCAGGAACGCCGTTAGCGACCTGATCAAGCCAATGCTCTAGCCGGTGTGAGTTGTTGTCAACAAACATGGCTATGGCCTGCCTAGCCTCGACTGTGCGCTTGTTTGGCAGTCCCGCGGGTCGTCCTGGGCCTGCTGTTGTTTTATCGCCTTTTTTAAACGCCATAAGTTAAGGATGCTTTACAATATGGTTTTGGAGGTGTCATCATGAATATTTACTCACCAATTGTCAATACAGATGTTGTCATGCCGCAAGAAATGTTAGATGGGTTAACAGCTCATGAAACTTTTTGTATTATGTCAAAAATTAACGCCGTTACGGTTGACCACGTTAAATCTTTTTTGTCATCCCATTACGGTGATGAGTTAGCCAACCAATTTAAACCTGAGTATTTGTTTAGTAACCCAACGCTTTGAGCAGGTCTGCGCTGATTACCCCTGCATAGGGTTTCATTTGTAAAGCTCGCAAATCCTGTGGGCTTGGGTTTTTTGGGTCAACAATACCTCGTTGCTTAACAACTTCAGGCAACAATTCAAAAATGTTTCTATCTTCAGCCGCTACGCCCAAACCTTGGCCTGGCACTCCTCGCGGGTAAGACACATGGCCTGATTGCATGACCATTGGTTGACCAGCAAAGATTTCGCCAATGTTTTGGATGCCGCCCTCTTGTGCGGTGTATTGCTTGGGGTCGGTTACAGCTAATCGGGCTTCACCAATGTTAAGCCCACCCATGTCTCTAAATTGCACATCCATCATGTTTTTCAAAGCTTTGCGAGTTGTGTCCGGTGCATCGCGGTATTGAGCTATCCCTTGCGGTGTTCCAAGGCCAGCCCAATCAGGAATCAATTTTTTTATTTCTCGGTTAACTTTATTTTTTGCGCCCTTGCCCATAACGGTGTCAGCGTAACCAAGCATGGTCTCACCGGTCATGTGAGCAAAGTCACCACCAGTTGGAGCCATGCGCCAAGGAATGTACAAAGGATTTTGTCCAGTTACATCTTTAATAATTTCTGCATTGTTAAGTATTTGCTTGACAGGCTGCTCCGCAGATGCCCACACCTTGCCAGGATTGTTAAACATATAGTCTTGACCGCCCAAATAGTCAACCGGTACGTTTAAAGGAATATTGTTGATACCTGTTAATTGACCGCCAGCCGCAGTCCTGTCTGACATACTAGTAATAAATGGCCTGCCCTCTAAATCCACCAATGAAATAGTTGGCGGCGTGGCTGTGGATTTTGGGTTTACTTGCAAAGTCAAGGCTTGCAACCTAGCTTGTTCTTTTGCCCTTGGGTCAAACCTTGGGTCATATTCAACAATATTTTTAGGCTTTGGCGTAATGTCACCCAACAATGACCGTGTGGGTTGGCCTGTCATGGCAACATTGATCTCTTGCCCCGCTAATTTTGCATACCCTGTCATCGCCGGTTTAGCTATTTTGCCTAAGGCTGGAGCCATGTACCCGCCCAGCTCTTCCATGCCTGCTGTTTCGGGTCTTGCTACCGTTTTTCTTGGCATCATGCCCAAAATGTCTGTGGTGGTTGGCAATACAGGGGTTTCGTTAACACTTACCCCGCCCGCGCCAAATGCTTTGTTTATGCCCACCCGAGCCAAGCCCTCTAGGTCGCCACCCGCGCCAGGCACTTGCGCTACGCTTCCCCGAATTAGCGATTCAAGGTTGCTTAACGACCCCGAGCCAATGGCTTTGAGCATTCCAAGCAGGTCGGATGCGCTGGCTTTCTTGCCGTTCTTTAGCGTGATCAGCGTGTCAGGCGTAATG